TTTGACCGTATCAACGTTCGCCGTTTGTTTATCGTTCTAGAGAAAGCAATTGCTAAGGCTGCTCGTTCTTCATTGTTCGAATTCAACGATGAGTTCACACGTGCCGCATTTGTAAACTTGGTAGAACCATATCTACGTGATGTTCAAGGTCGCCGTGGTATCTATGACTTCCGTGTTGTATGTGACACAACAAATAACACAGGTGAAGTTATTGACCAAAACCAATTCGTTGGCGATATCTACATCAAACCTGCTCGTTCAATCAACTTTATCCAATTGAACTTCGTTGCTGTTCGCACCGGTGTTTCATTTGAAGAAGTTGTTGGTAGAGTTTAATAAATAGAGAGATAGGAGAAACTTAAATGGCTTTTAACATTAATGAATTCCGCTCTCAAATGCAGGGAGATGGTGCCCGTCCGAATCTATTCGAAGTGACGCTACCATTCCCAGCATTCGCATTGCCAGGAACTGCACAAACAAAACTTACATTCATGTGTAAGACTGCTCAGTTGCCAGGTTCTACAGTTAACACAGTTCCAGTTCAATACTTCGGTCGTGAATTGAAATTTGCTGGTAACAGAACTTTCCAAGACTGGTCTATCACCATTATCAATGATGAAGACTTTGTTATTCGTAATGCTTTTGAACGTTGGATGAATGGTATGAATAGCCATGCTACTAACGTTCGTAATCCTGCCGCTTCTGGTCCAACTGGTTATACAGTTGACGGTGAAGTAAGACAATACGGTAAGGCTGGTAATACTTTGAAGAAGTATAAGTTTATTGGTTTGTTCCCAACAGACTTATCTACTATTGATGTAGACTGGGGTTCTAACGATACTATCGAAGAATTCACAGTTAACTTGTCTTACCAATGGTGGGAATCGGTTGACGATTTAGTAGTCTAATTGACGGAGGGACCAGTCGGTCCCTCTCTCTATACATAATGATAAAAGGAAACTATAAGTGGCTATAAAACTATTCGGCTTTACATTGGGTGAGAAAGATATCATCCAGAAAGAGGACCCTAAGCAGTCCTCGTTTGCGCTTCCAACTCAGGCGTTGGATGATGGCGCAGTTACGATTACACAAAATGCACACTACGGAACATATGTAGACTTAGAAGGTTCAGTTCGTAATGAACTGGAACTCATCACACGTTATCGTGAAATGTCTAATCATCCAGAGTGTGACAATGCTATTACTGAAATTGTTGATGAAGCAATTACACATGATGATGATGGTAGAGTAGTAGATATTGTTCTTGATAAATTAAAACAGCCAGATTCTATCAAGAAAAAAATTACAGAAGAGTTTGATAATGTCTTGAAGATGTTTAACTTTTCTAATATGGCAGACGATTTGTTTAGACGTTGGTATATTGATGGTAGAATTTATTACCATGTTATCGTCAATGAAGCAAATCCAAAAGAAGGTATCCAAGAATTAAGATACATTGATCCACGTAAGATTCGTAAAGTGCGTGAGATTCAAAAAGGAAAAGATCCAAAGACTGGTGCAGACGTTATCAAGTCTATGGCTGAATACTATGTTTATAATGACCGTGGTATTTCCACACAAGGTTACTCAGCATCCACAAATACAGGCTTGAGAATTTCACCAGATTCTGTTATCTGTGTTAACTCAGGTATGATGGATGCAAAAAATACATTCGTTATCTCATATCTACACAAAGCAATTAAGGCTTTGAACCAGTTGCGTATGATTGAAGATGCGGTAGTTATCTATCGTATCAGTCGTGCACCAGAACGCCGTGTGTTCTACATTGACGTTGGTAACTTACCAAAAGGTAAAGCGGAACAATATCTACGTGACGTTATGGTTAAGTATCGTAACAAAATGGTATACGATGCACAGACTGGTGAACTCCGTGATGACCGCAAACACATGTCTATGTTAGAAGACTTCTGGTTGCCTCGCCGTGAAGGTGGTAAAGGCACAGAGATTACAACATTGGCTGCTGGTCAAAACTTAGGTCAACTAGAAGACGTTCAATACTTCCAAAAGAAACTATTACAATCACTAAGCGTTCCATATTCACGTTTGGAACCACAAGGTGGTGGTATGATTGGTATCGGAAGAACAACTGAAGTTACCCGTGATGAATTGAAGTTTAATAAATTCATTACAAAACTACGCAACAAATTTGCACAGATTTTTGACCATGCTTTGAAGACGCAATTATCTTTGAAAGGTATTTGCACACAAGAAGAATGGGAAGAATTCCGTGATGATATCTATTTTGAATTTAAGAAAGATAACAACTTTGCAGAATTAAAGAATGCTGAGTTGCTACAGAATAGATTACAACTTCTTGGTTTAGTCGATCCATATGTTGGTCGTTACTTCTCACAAGAATGGGTTAAGAAGAATGTCCTTCAGTTTACTGATGATGACATTAAAGAGATGGATAAACAAATCGAAAAGGAACCTGATCCTGTTCCATTAGGACCAGATGGTAGACCTTTACCACCTGAACAAGAACAACAACCACAACTAGATCCTGACAATTATCCACCGGAAGATAATGTCACAGATAAAGGTACCGCAGAAGGTGATACACCAGAATTAGACGATGCGGTAAATCGTTTTGGTAAGTTCATAAATAAAAAATAAGGAGTAAATTATGGATGCAAGAACAATTATTGATATGCTAGGCGCTGGTCAAAGTGCTGAAGCAAAAGATGGTTTGAATGAACTTCTATCTGCTAAAGCACTAGAAGCATTAGACGCAAAGAAACAAGAGATTGGTTCAACACTTTTTAATGGTAAAGTAGAACAACCAGCACCAGAAGAAACACCAGCAGAATGAAATCTATCCAAGAATTTAGAAAAGTTGTCGTAGAAGAAGAGAAGCAGGACTTCACAAAGTTCGATGCACTTGTTCGTGCAGGCTTGGCCAATAAAGCACAACTTCAAAGACTTCACCAAATTCTTGGTAAGATGGGTGAAGAACATCCATCTTTCAATAATGCTGACAGACAAATTATTCAAAACATGTTTACCAAAATGGTAGACTTGATTACAAACAATCCACAAATCTATCGCACAGCACGTAAAGCAGTAAGCGAAGAAGTGGAAGTAGAACACGAAATCGTAGAAGCGTTCTCTGATAATCCTGATAAAACACCTCCGTTTGTGTTGCTTTTGAAGAGACAAGCGATTCGTATCTATCCAAACAATACCAAGATTGCTCTATATTATAACGAAAGACTTGGTAAATATTTTAGCATTCCATTTGTTGGCGATAAAGCCGATATGATTCAAGCGCAAGAAAGTGTTGAAGATATTGTTGAAGAAGAACAAATTGAAGAAGCGGTAATGGATACACTACATAAGATTGTTGCTGGTAAGTCTGCACAATCAGTTAAGTTTGCTTCTGGTCATACTCGTAAGGTGGACCATTTTACTGCATCGGCAATCACACAAGTGCATAAAGCATTGAATGATACAAACAAAAAGAAGTTTGCTGATATGGTACATAAGTCTCCAGAACATTTTGCCAAAGCGTCAGACTTTGCTTTTAGTAAGGCCAAATGAGATTAGTTGATTTAATTTCTGAAGGTCGTTTCGCTGATGCGAAAGAGTTTATTGATTTGCAACTTGAAGAACTTGCAAAGAAGAGACTTGTGGAAGTAAAGAAGATTATTGCCACAGATATATATGAGGAAGTGGAAGAAATTGCTGAAGCAAATATTCAACGCATGGGACGAGTTCAAAAGATACGTAGACGCATTCGAAGAAATGCGAAAGGTAGAATTATCGTCCAGAGAAACGTTAAACGTTCCGCAGTTAAAGGATTTAGAATCTCTGGAAACACAGTTAAGAGAATTCCTGCTATGCAAAGAATTAATAAGGCAAGAAAACTTAAAAGATACTGGAAAACAAAAGGTAAGGCAAAGTTAAATAGAACTCTACTGAAGAGAAAAATGTCACTACGCCGCCGCAAATCTATGGGAATTAAATAAATGGCTTACGAAGTAAACAATACGCTAAAAGGTACCAGCACCATTCGTGTTGTTGACCCTGGCACATATACAATTACATTAGCAAACTTATCAGCGAACACACAACTTGAAACCGTATCTGCGGCAAGTATTAAACGTGTTTTCTGGTCTTCTAATGGTTACATTCATATTGGACGTGGTGCTACACCAACTCCTATGTTAGCACTTCATGGTGCTGGTGAAATGAGACTTGACGATTTGGGTTACACATTGTCCAACACCAACACTGGTAACGTTGTAGTTACTGTTGCAACTGGTGGTTCATGTGTTATCGAATTGAACAAGACTGCAACATATTCAACTAACTTGGATTTAACGTAATATGAAACTTATTACAGAAACAGTAGAAGAAGTCCAGTATCTTACTGAGACTACAGAGAATGGTAAGAAACACCTTTACATTGAAGGTCCTTTCTTAGTTGGTGAACAAGCAAACAAGAACCGTAGAATGTATAAGATTGATACACTACGTGAAGAAGTTGCTCGTTACTCTGACGAATACATTAGAACAAACCGTGCTTTGGGTGAACTCGGTCACCCTGATACTCCATCTATCAACCTTGAACGTGTATGTATCAAGATTGAATCATTGAAAGAAGATGGTAACAATAGATTTATTGGTAAAGCACGTGTGCTAGATACACCGTATGGTAACATTGTAAGAAACTTTATTGAATCTGGTGTTAGTTTAGGTGTTTCATCTAGAGGCATGGGTTCTCTAATTGCTGGCAAAGATGGTATTAATATTGTTGGTGGTGACTTCAGATTGGCTACTGCCGCTGACGTTGTTGCTGATCCATCTGCACCTGGCGCATTCGTGAATGGCATCATGGAGAATAAGGAATGGCTTTTCGTTGAAGGCCGTTTCGTTGAGGTTGATATTGAGAGAACTAAACAAGCGATTCGCAATGCTTCTTCTAAAGACCTTGAACAAGTGGCGTATCGCCTCTTTGAAAATTTCATTCGAAAACTTTAATAATTATAAATAAATAAACACAAAGGAGATTCCTAATGGCTAAAAATAAACTTTTTGAGGCAGCGGCAGAAATTCTTGCATCAGGCAAGGGTAAGAATGCTATGCCTGCAGAGAAGTTAGCAGGTTCTGAAGTTCAAGACTTGGGTGGTCCAACACCACAAGATTCTAAACCTGATGACAACTCAAATAAAATTGATGCAACTAAAGGTGCTAAGAGCGCAACTGCTCCTGACACTAAAGGTTCTGATGCATCTGCTGATGACCAAGTTAAACTTGGCGGCGGCAAGAAAACAATGGCAGAAGACGAAGTTAAAGAAGACGAAGTTATTGCCGAAGACAAACTAGATTTGTCAGAAGATATCAACGCTTTGTTCGCTGATGATTCTACAATCTCTGAAGAATTCAAAGCGAAAGTTACTACAATTTTCGAAGCACGTGTCCATGACCGTGTATCTCAAATCGCTGAAGAAACCGAAGCAAAATATGCTGGTATGTTGGAAGAAGCGGTTGAAACTGTTAAGGCTGACTTGACAGAAAAAGTTAATGATTACCTTGCATATGTTGTTGAACAATGGATGGCTGATAACGAATTGGCTATCGAAAAAGGTATTCGTGCAGAATTGACAGAAGACTTCATTTCTGCATTGCGTAACGTATTCGTTGAACACTACATTGACGTTCCTGCTGAAAAGGTTGACCTAGTTGACGAAATGGCAACTAAGATTGACGAATTGGAAGCAAAACTTAATGAAGAAGTTGAACGTGGCGTTGAATTTAAGAAACAACTCGTTGAAGCACGTAAAGTTGAAATCACTCGCACAGTTTGCGAAGGTTTGACAGATACACAAGTTGAAAAAATTAAAACACTTGCAGAGAGTGTGGAATTCTCCACAGAGGCAGAATACCAAACCAAACTTGAGACTATCCGTGAAAACTACTTCCCATCTGGTGTGAAGAAGGCTGACGTTGCTCAACTACACGAAGAAGTGTCTGCTGATGAAGCCGGCGACAAAAAAGTATCTAATGCTTATGTCGACCCATTCGTTGCAGCCGCTGTTCAATCATTTTCCAAAAAATAAACAAAAACAAAAATAGGAGAACTTAATGTTTTTATCTGAAAATCTACAAAAGAAATGGGCACCAGTGCTTGAACACGCTGACATGCCTGCAATTACTGATCCATTCAAGAAAGCAGTTACTGCTGTAATGTTGGAAAACCAACAACAAGCAATGATGAAGGAAGCCGGTATCATCAATGAAGCCGCTCCAACTAACTCTGCTGGTACAGGTGGTTTCGGTGGTGCTGATGCACAAAACGGTGGTCCAGTTGCCGGTTTCGATCCAATCCTTATCAGTTTGGTTCGCCGTTCATTGCCTAACCTAATCGCTTACGATATCTGCGGTGTTCAGCCAATGACTGGCCCAACAGGCATGATTTTCGCTATGCGTTCTACATATGGTACAACACGCACAGCATCTGGTGGCGCATTCCCACAAGAAGCATTCTACAACGAAGCAAACACAGTTCACTCTGGTGCCGCTTCTGCTACTGCACAACAAACATTGGCAATGAAGTCATCTACATCTGACAACCCATACCAAGTGTTTGACGCTAACGTTATCGGTGCTATGACTACTTCTGTTGCAGAAGGTTTGACACCAAACGAAATGGGCTTCAGCATTGAGAAAGTTACTGTTACTGCACAAACACGTGCTTTGAAAGCAGAATACTCAATGGAATTGGCACAAGACTTGAAAGCAGTTCATGGTCTAGACGCTGAAACAGAATTGGCAAACATCTTGTCTGCTGAAATTCTTGCTGAAATCAACCGTGAAGTTCTTCGCACAATCTACACTTCTTCTAAAGTAGGTTGCAAAGTTGGTACAACAACAGTTGGTACATTCGACTTGGATACAGACTCTAACGGTCGTTGGATGGTTGAAAAAGTTAAAGGCTTGGCATTCCAAGTTGAACGTGAAGCCAACCAAATTGCTAAGTTGACACGTAGAGGAAAAGGTAACGTGATGATTTGCTCATCTGACGTTGCATCTGCTCTTGCTATGGCTGGTCTTCTTGACTACCAATCAGCATTGAATAGCCAAGTTAACTTGACAGTTGACGATACAGGCAACACATTTGCTGGTACATTGTTCGGTCGTATCAAAGTGTATATCGACCCATATTTCCCAACAGGTTCTACAAGCGAGTTCGCTGTTGTTGGTTATAAGGGTTCTAACGCTTATGACGCTGGTTTGTTCTACTGCCCATACGTTCCACTACAAATGGTTCGTGCAGTATCGACAGATACATTCCAACCAAAAATTGGATTCAAGACACGTTATGGTATCGTTGCTAACCCATTTGCACAAGGCACTACACAAGGTCTTGGCGCTGTTGGTGCATCTAACAACGTTTACTACCGTGCATTCAAGATTGCAAACATTATGTAATCTAAGCCTCCGTTAAGAGAGGTACTTAAAAGGGAACCAGAAATGGTTCCCTTTTTTTATATAAATACACATATGGCTACTGCACTATCAAATACACCAACCAATCAGAATTTTTTACACCCAAATAAGTTCCAGTTAACTTTTTCTAGGGTACCAAACATTCAATACTTTTGTCAGGCTGTTTCTGTTCCTGGTATCTCATTGAGTGAGATTGCCGTTCCGACTACGTTTGTTGAAAAATATTCTCCTGGTGAAAAAGCAATCTATGATTCATTGAACGTAACGTTTGCTATTGATGAAGAGATGCGTTCTTGGATTGAGATACACGATTGGATTCGTGCTATGACATTCCCAGAAAACTTTGAACAATATAAAGAATTACCAAGACTTGCACGTAATACTGGTAATCCAAAGCAACCACAATTCTCTGATGCAACGTTGACTATATACTCTTCAGCATACACACCTTTGTATCGTATGAAGTTTGTTGATGTATTTCCAACTTCACTAGCATCATTCATGTTGGCATCACAAGATACACCGGAAAACGTATTGACCTCTGATGCAACATTCAGATTTACCTATTACACGATAGATAAACTTTTCTAATTGAAAGATTTATATTATGACAAAACTTGATGAACTAATGACAGAATGGGACAAAGATTCCCAAATCGACCGCACCGAACCTGGTAAGGCGATGATTGATATTCCTAAACTCCACTCAAAGTATCTACGTATACTTTCGCACCATAAACTCCTGATTAAAGACGCAGAGTTTAAGTATGCACGTATGCGTAAGATTAAATGGGAATACTACACTGGTAAAATGGGTGATGATGACCTAAAGAAATATGGATGGCAACCATTCCCATACACCATTAAATCTGAGATATCTACATATATGGAAGCAGACGAGGACTTAAACAAGTTTGTGGCTGCTAGAATGTTACACGAAGAAATTGTAAGTGCATGTGAATTGATTATGAAAGAATTACACAGTCGAACTTTCCAATTGAAATCGTATATTGATTGGGAAAGATTCATTCAAGGTGTCTGATTTAATAGTAAGTAAGGTAAACGAGGCGTATATAAAATTAGAATGTGAACGTAGCACAGCACAAGAGATATCTGACTACTTCACGTTCTATGTTCCAGGTCACCAATTTACTCCTGCATTCAAAAACAGATTGTGGGATGGTAAGATTCGTTTACTTGATTTGCGAAACAACACAATGTATTATGGATTGATTCCATACTTACAAGCATTCTGTGATGGACGTGGATACAAAATAGATTATGATCCTGACGTTCAACTCACAGAGGACTTCTCTGTTAAAGAAGCGGTAGACTTTATCAACACACTAGGTCTACCATTTAATCCAAGAAACTATCAAGTAGATTCGTTTGTTCATGCTATCCGTAACAGACGAACACTATTACTTTCACCAACAGCATCAGGTAAATCTTTAATACTTTACCTTGTCTTACGTTACATCCAAACACAATGTGAGAAAGGTTTGTTGATTGTTCCTACAACATCTTTGGTGGAACAAATGTATTCTGACTTTCAATCATATGGTTATGATTCGGAACAATACTGCCACAAACAATATGCAGGTAAAGATAAGTTCACAGAAAAGTTTCTCACCATCACCACATGGCAATCAATCTATAAAAATCCACCAGAATACTTTGAACAATATGATTTTGTTCTTGGTGATGAAGCACATCAGTTCAAAGCAAAGTCTCTTGGCACAATCATGGGTAGTCTAACAAACACCAAATATAGAATTGGTTGCACAGGAACACTTGATGGTACCCAAACACACAAACTTGTATTGGAAGGTTTGTTTGGTGCAGTATTAAAAGTTACAACTACCAAAGAGTTGATTGATGACAAACAACTGGCTGAATTCAAAATCAAATGTCTAGTCTTGAAGTATCCTGAACCGATTTGCAAACTCAGCAGAGGGTGGGACTATCAGGCAGAAATGGACTATATAGTAAAGAACGGTGCGAGAAATAATTTTATTAAGAACTTGACGTTATCATTAGAGGGTAATACCCTGGTGCTATTCCAGTATGTTGAGAAACATGGAAAGGAACTAATGAGACTGATAGATGCAGAAAAGAAAAACAGAAAGGTGTTTTTTGTCTATGGTAATACTGATGTGGAGATACGTGAAGAGGTTCGTGCAATTACTGAGAAAGAATCTGATGCTATCATTATTGCTAGTTATGGTACTTTTTCAACTGGTATTAACATTAGAAATTTACATAACGTTATCTTCGCTTCTCCATCCAAGTCAAGAGTTAGGAACCTCCAGTCAATCGGTCGTGTATTACGTAAAGGAGAAAATAAAGAATCAGCCGTTCTTTTCGATATAGCAGATGACTTCCGAGTAGGAAAACATGTTAACTTTACCTTGAAACATTTTATCGAACGTGTTAAAATCTACGAAGAGGAAAAATTTAAGTATAAGTTTTACAACATAGAGTTAAAAAATGCATAATCAAAATATCAAAATCCTAAGACTTAATGATGGCGAGGATATTATCACAGACTATCATGTAGAGCAAGGTAATATTGTTGTAATGAATAATCCAATGACATTATTTTTCAAGCGATTGAGTGTTGGCAAATCTATGGTGCTAATGCAACCATGGCTACCAATTGAATTGGTTGATGCAAACTGTGCTAAAATATATGCAAATCAAATCCTCACCGTCATCGAACCCAAGTCTGCATTGATTGAATACTATAAGAATGCAGTTGAGGAATCTAATGACATTGTTACTAAGTATAGTAATGATATTGATGAATCGCTATTGAACGATGCTTACGCATCGTCAGACGATTCTGAAGAAGTAGAAGATGAAGAGTATACAGAAGATGATGCATTCATCGACAAGATGCAATCTGTATCTAATATAAAGAATAAAACAATACATTGAACAGCCTAACAGCCGTAGTATACAACTGGCCAAAAAAACTGTCAAGCATTTAATTAGGTAATAATATGAGTAAAGTGAAACATTATGTGAACAACGCAGATTTTCTACAAGCGTTGATAGACCACAGAGCCGCCTGCGATGCGGCGAAAGCCGCTGGTAAAGAGGAACCAATCATTCCAAATTACATTGGTGAATGCTTTTTGAAAATCGCAAACCATCTGGCAAGAAAGCCAAACTTCGGTGCATATTCTTTCCGTGAAGAAATGATATGTGATGGTATTGAAAACTGTATCATGTATTTCAGAAACTTTGATCCAACAAAGTCTACCAATCCATTTGCATACTTCACACAAATCATTTACTTCGCATTCTTACGTAGAATTCAAAAAGAGAAGAAACAACTATACGTCAAATACAAAGCAACAGAACAGTTTGGTATTCTCGATGAAGGTGAAATGTTTGAAGACGCTGATGGTAACATGAAGCAGTTTGTCCTGTATGATAACATTTCGGAATTTATCCAGACCTTTGAAGAGAAGCGGAAAGAAAAGAAAAAGTCTACCAAGAAATCTAAAGAAAAAGGTCTTGACAGATTCATGGTGGATGATATAATTGAGGACCCAATATTGCCTGATGGAGAACTAGAATGAGAATTGGATTCACTTGTTCAACGTTTGATTTGTTCCACGCTGGACACATTATGATGTTGAAAGATGCCAAAGAACAATGCGACTACTTGATTGTTGGATTACAAACTGATCCAACGATTGACCGTGCGGAGAAGAATAAACCTGTTCAGTCTGTGTTTGAACGTTTTGTCCAACTTGATGCATGTAAGTATGTTGATGAAGTTGTTGTGTATGCAACAGAGAAAGAACTACTGGACATTCTCCAGTCATATGACATTGATGTTCGTATCATTGGTGAAGAATATCAGAGTATGCCTTTCACTGGTAAAGAACTTCCAATCGAAATGTATTACAACAAACGCCGTCATAGTTTCTCTACCACAGAACTACGTAAGCGTGTTCAAGAAGCCGAAGCACTAAAAGCCGCTAAAACTGATAAGTGGTAATATGAAGATTGCTCTTATAAATGACACCCATGCTGGCGCACGTGGTGATAGTTTACTGTTCAATGAATTTTTCTTTAAGTTTTGGGAAGGCACATTCTTTCCATACTTGAAAGAGAATGATATCACTCATATCGTTCACTTGGGTGATGTTGTTGACCGCCGTAAGTTTATCAACTATGTGATTCTCAATCAGTGGCGTAAACGTTTCTTTGATGTTCTTCGTAACGAAGGTATCACGATGGATGTTATCGTTGGTAACCATGACGTTACATTTAAGAACACAAATGAAATCAATGCGATGGATGAATTGTTCAATCACTACGATAACATTCATGTTTACACAGAACCACACGCAAACAATTATGATGGACTAACAGTTCAATTGATGCCATGGATCAACTCTGGCAACTATGATGTGTCTATGGAATGCCTGGAGAAAACAAGTGCTGAAGTTGTATTTGGTCATTTTGAAATCGCTGGCTTTGAAATGGACAGAGGCAACGTATCACATGGTGGTCTAGATAGAAAAGTGTTTGATAGATTTGATATGGTATTGTCAGGTCACTTCCATCACAAATCATCCGATGGCACAATCTATTATCTTGGCAATCAATATGAAATCACTTGGGCTGACCATGGTGATGTTCGTGGCTTCCATGTGTTTGATACAGACACACGTGAGTTGGAGTTCATTCCTAATCCAAACAAAATCTTCCATAAAATTTCTTATGACGATTCAACACAGACGTTTGAAGAATGGAAGAAGTTTGACTTCACACAATACAAAGACACTTATGTGAAAGTGGTAGTTATCAACAAACAGAATGCATATTTGTTTGATTATGTTGTTGATGCTCTATATAAAACACAAGTGGCAGACGTTGCCATTGTTGAAGACTTCACCGACAACATGGTAGAAGATGATGAAGAATTGGTCAATCAAGCCGAAGATACCATGACAATTCTTTCCAAATACATTGATGGGTTGACAATCAATGTTGAATCTGCTAAACTAAAGAATCTCATGCGTGAACTATACGTTGAGTCCTTGAATACCGAAATTATTGAATGATTTACTTTAAGACAATTCGTTACAAAAACTTCCTAAGCACTGGTAACTATTTCACAGAAATTAAATTGAACCACACTTCCAACACATTAGTTGTTGGTAGTAATGGTGCTGGTAAAAGCACAATGCTTGATGCGTTGTGCTTTGGATTGTTTGGCAAACCATTCCGTAACATTAACAAACCACAACTTCTCAACAGTATCAATCAGAAAGATTGTGTTGTTGAAATTGAATTCTCTATAGGTTCAAAAGAATATAAGATTGTGCGTGGTATCAAGCCTAATGTTTTCGAAATATATTTGAACGGCGATTTACTGAATCAAGCAGCCGCAGTAAAAGACTACCAAGACCACTTAGAGAAATTTATTCTTAAATTAAATTATAAGTCCTTCACACAGATTGTGATTCTTGGTTCAGCATCGTTCGTTCCTTTTATGCAATTGTCTGCCGCAGACCGCAGAGCAATCATCGAAGACTTGTTGGACATTCAAATCTTTTCTACCATGAACACGGTGCTAAAGGATAAAATAGTAATCAATAAAGACGCTATGCAATCTAATAAGCATGATTATGATGTGAATACCACCAAGTATGACATGCAGAAAAAACACATTGAAGTTTTGAAACAAAACAACGATGAAATGATTGTTGCTAAAGAGGCAGAGATTGCCGCAGCCATGGCTCAGATTGAGGAAGTGAATGAAGTTATTGCCAAGTTGACGCTTGACGTTAGCACACTTCAAGAATCTATTCTTGATAGAGAAGGTGTATCTTCTAAACTGAAAAAGATGAATCAGTTGGAGACACAAATCGAAGGCAACATCACCAAGTATAGAAAAGATATTAAGTTCTTTGAGAACAATGATGATTGTCCGACTTGCCGACAAGCGATTGGCTCAGAGTTTAAGCACACACAAATAACCGAACTTGGTGACAAAGTTGAGAAATGCACACATGGTCTATCTAAGTTGGAACAAGAAATTCTGGAACACCAGAATCGTTTGAACGAAATACAACAGATTACTACCAACATACAATGTAAGCAGGTTGATATTGCTTCCAACAATATGACAATCATTCAGTCTAACAAGTATATTGGTAAACTACAGAAAGAGATTGTTGCACTAAGTGGAACAAAAGAAGACTTGAAGGTGGAGACAGACAAACTGGAAGAGTTGAAGAACTCTCTTACAGCACTCGAAAATAAAAAGAAAGATTTGCTGGAAGAGAAATCATATCTTGATGCAGCCGCATTGTTGTTGAAAGATACTGGTATCAAAACAAAGATTATCAAACAATACTTGCCAGTGATTAATAAGTTGGTGAATAAGTATCTTGCTACACTAGACTTCTTTGTTAACTTCAACTTGGATGAATCATTCAAGGAAACAATTAAGTCACGCCATCGTGATGAGTTTAGTTACGCATCATTCAGCGAAGGTGAGAAACAACGTATTGATATGGCATTGATGTTAACTTGGAGAGCAGTTGCCAAGTTGAAGAACTCTACCAATACCAATCTGTTGATTCTTGATGAGGT